TCGCTCCCGCCCTCGAGCCGATCACGCTGGCCCAGGCCAAGCAGCACCTGAACGTGGACACGAGCGATGACGACGCCGTGATCGCCGCGCTGATAGCCGCAGCGCGCCAGTATGCCGAGCAACTCACCCGGAGCAGCTTCATCACGCAGCAGTGGAGCCTGGTGCTGGACTCGTTCCAAGCGCATGCCATGCTGCTGGAGCACGGGCCGGTGCAGAGCATCGACGGCATCACCTACCTGGACATGAATGACACCCTCCAGACGATGCCGGCAGTGAACTACGTGTCGGACCTGTCTGGCCTGCTCGCGCGGGTCACGCCGAAGTTCGGGCAGGTCTGGCCTCCCACGTTGCCGCAGATCGGCGCGGTGACGGTCAGCTTCACGGCCGGGTATGGAGCGACGGCGGACGACGTACCCCCTGGCCTGGTGCACTGGATGAAGATGCGCATCGGCACGCTGTACGAGCACCGCGAGGAGGTCGTGAGCGCGCGCGGGGTCAATGTCACCCCGCTCGCGTTTGTCGACGGACTGCTCGACCCCTACCGGCTGGCGATGGTCTGACATGGCGGCCGGAATCTTCCGCAAGAGCGTCAAGTTCCAGACGCGCAGCGCCAGTGTCGACAGTTTCGGGCAGCAGGTCACCAACTGGACCGACGCATTCAGCGCGAGGGCATGTATCGAGCCGCTGTCGGCGCGCGAGTTGTTCGCAGCGCAGGCGGTGCAAAGCGAGGTGAGTCACCGGATCACTGTGCGCTACCGCGCCGAGTTCGCCAACCCGGCCATGGTCGCCGCTATGCGCGTGTCGTACGCCACCAGGGTGTTCAACATCCACGGAGCACTGAACATCGACGAGCGCAAGGGCACTGTCGAGATTAGTGCCTCGGAGGGCCTGAGCAATGGCTGAAGTGCGACACGTCCAGGGCCTGCGGGAACTGCAGGTTGCCCTCAAGGCGCTGCCCCAGGGAATTGCTCGCAACGTTCTGCGCGGTTCGGTCAATGCCGGCGCAACGGTCATCCGCAAGGAGGCACAGAGCCGGGCACCGGTGTCTGAGGGACCGAAGCGTGCCGGGCAGTTGCCAGCGGGCACCCTGAAGCGCTCGGTGTACCAGAAGCAGGTCCGGGAGTTGTCCAGCCTGGTCAGGCAGACCTTCTTCGTCGGGGTGCACAAGGGAAAGAAGTACCGCAACCAGGGGAAGAAGGGCAACCTGTCCCAGGACGCCTGGTACGCGCGCTTCGTGGAATTCGGTACTTCGAAGATGACAGCGCGTCCCTTCCTGCGGCCGGCATTCGAGGCCAGGAAGGGTGATGCGGTGGCGGCCATCAAGGCGTACCTGGAGCGGCGCATCCCTGAAGAAGTCGCCAAGCTGGCGGTTCGCAAATGACAGTTCAAGAACAAATCCTCGCCTTGCTGTCCGGTGGCACTGCCGCTGGCACACGCGTGTTCCCGCTGACCGCGCCCGATGCGGTGGTCAAACCCTACATCACCTACCAGCGCATCAGCAGCAATTCAGAGAACGTCCTCTCCGGCAACTCAGGCCTGACCAACACCCGGATGCAGATCGACGTGTACGCCACGACCTACGCGGAAGCGACGTCCATCGCCGCCCAGGTGGACGCACTGATGTCCGCCTGGTCCGTGCAGAACGTCTCCGTCCTGCTGCAGGACTTCTTCGAAGACCAGGTCAAGTTGTTCCGCATCAGCCACGACTACTCGCTGTGGCATTGACCCATATCGCCATTCCTAATCATTGAAAGGTAAACCATGCCATCTTCCGCAATCTCGGCCCAGGGCTCCATCCTGGCCATCGGCACCGGCACCGGTGGTGCCAAGACCATCACTGCCATGGCGGCCGGCAACCCGACCATCTTCACCAGCGCCGCGCACGGCTTTGTCAATGGCGATGTCATCACGATCGCCGCCCTGGTCGGAACGGCGGCAGCCTCGTTCAACGGACTGACGTTCAGTGTGGTCAGCAAGACCACCAACACCTTCGCGCTGCAGGTCGATACCACGGGCCTGGCCTACACGTCGGGCGGCACCGCGACCCCGGTGACGTTCACCAACATCGCCAACATCAAGGACTTCTCCGGGTTCGACGGCTCCGCGTCCGAGCTGGAAGTGACCAACCTGGACAGCGTGGCCAAGGAGTTCAAGCTGGGCCTGACCGATCCCGGTGCGTTCAGCATCAACATCGACTACGACAGTGCCAACGCAGGCCACGTCGCGCTGCGCGCCAAGCAGGTGTCGGGCCTGCTGTCCAACTTCAAGCTGACTCTCCCCAACGCCACGGTGATCACCTTCACCGGCTTCGTCAAGAAATTCTCCCTGGCCGGCGGCGTGGACGCCGTCGCCAAGACTTCCGTCGACATCCGCATCTCCGGTGCCATCACCGGACTCTAACCCTCAGGACCCTGACCATGACCCTCACCAAAGACCAAATCCTCGAATCGAACGACCTCCAAAGCGAATCCGTCCAGGTTCCCGAATGGGGCGGCTCGGTGCGCGTGCGCACCATGACCGGTGCCGACCGCGACGCATTCGAGGCCAGCATGATCACCACGCTGTCGGACGGCACGCGCAAACCGAACATGGCCAACATGCGTGCCAAGTTGGTGGCGCTCACCGTGGTGGATGATGCCGGAAACTTGGTGTTCGGCGTCACCGATGTTGACCGCCTTGCGCTCAAGTCTGCGACGGCACTGGAACGCGTCTTCAATGCCGCGCAGCGCATCAACGGACTAGGCGTGCAAGCCGAGGCGCAGGCGGAAAAAAACTCCGTGGCCGGCCTGAGCGCAAGTTCTACTTCCGCCTAGCGCTGGCCCTAGGCAAAACCGTCCGCCAACTCCTGACGGAGATCGACAGCACTGAGCTCACCGAGTGGAGGGCGTACTACGCGCTCGAACCCTTTGGCGAACTGGTGGCTGACCAGCGCCATGGCATCGTCACCTCGGTGCTGGCCAACGTCAACCGCGACGCCAAACGCCACCCGGATCCGTACCGCCCCAACGACTTCATTTACTGGCACGAATCCCATCACGCCGCGTCCGAACAATCCGGGCAGGGCGGTACTTTGCTGCTTGACGCCGATGCGCAGTCGCGCCTGATCAAGCAAGTCCTCTTCAAAGCGAAATAGACCCACCATGTCCAACCTCGGCTCCCTCGTCGTCTCCCTGGAGGCGAACATCGTTCGTTTCCAGTCAGACCTGGGTCGCGCCGCCGCCATTGCCGAGCAGCGCATGGGCCAAATCGACAAGAGCATCGGCATAGTCAATACCGCTATCAAGTCCCTGGGTGCCGGTTTGGTGGTGGGCCTGACGATGGACAGGATAAAGGACAAGATCCAGGGTGCCATTGCCGCCGCCGCCGGGCTGCAGGCGCTCTCCGAGCGCACTGGCGCGACAGTCGAAGGCCTTTCGGCCCTGGCCTCGGTCGCCAAACTGTCCGGTACCGACACGGAGAGCCTGGCCACCGGCCTGCAAAAGCTGGCCAAAACCATGGTGGACGCCGAACACGGCGGACAAAAGAGTGCCGAGGCGTTTCGCGCCATTGGCATCAGCATCGACGAGATTCGGGGCAAGCAGCCCGACGAGGTGTTCTTACTGGTCTCCAACCGCCTGGCCGAGTATGCCGATGGCGCGGGAAAGACGGCGCTTGCGATGCAACTGCTGGGCAAGTCCGGTGCCAACCTGCTGCCGGTCGCGAAAGACCTGGCCGATGTGGGCGAGTACCAGGTCAAGGTCACGCGCGAGCAGGCGGTGGCGGCCGACGACTACGAGAAAAACCTGGTGCGGCTGGAAGTGGCGCAGGGCGCGATCGTCAAGCGCATGGCGCTGGAGATGGTGCCGGTGTTCAACGCCGTGACCGAGTCGATGCTCGAATCCCTGAAGGCCAACAATGGACTCAAGAAGAGCATCGACTCGCTGGTCGCTGACGGATCGATCAGTGCGTTCGCGCAGGATGCAGCGATTGCGCTGGCAATCCTGATCGAGACTCTCACGGCGGTGGCCAAGGCGGCAATGGCGGTGGCCAGGAGTTTCCAGGTCGTGTACGCCGACAGCAAGTTCGCGTTGCAGTTCCTGGACGCCACGCCTGGACAGGCCTACGACCTGATCGCGAGCGGCACGGGGCCGCTCAAAAAGGCACTGGACGAGCGCAATGCCGTGCTCGATCGGGCCAACCAGGCCTATGCCGACGCCTGGGATTTCGACGCCCAGGCCATGGAGAAAGACCTCAAGCAGCGCTTTGCCGCCATCAATGCTGCGGCTGGCGCGGCAGCTTCCACCTGGGGCCGCGAGGCAAGGGGGGGAGGCGCGACCACCACAAAGCGCCCGGGCGTCAACTTCAATCCAAACAAGGACGGCCCGGGAGGACCTACCGACGATCCGGCCAGGAAGGTGTTGGAGGGTCAGCTTCGCGACCAGCAGGCGTTCATCGCCACGGAGAAGGCGCAACTGCAAAACCGCGAGCAGTACCTGCAGTACTACTACCAGCAGGAGTATGTGGATGCGTCCCAGTACCACAGCACCAAACGAACGCTGATTGCCGACGCCCTGCAGGCCGAGCTCGAAGCGTATGACAAGCAGGCTGCGGCGATTGCAATTTACATCGCCCAGGCCAGGAAGGATGTCGATGTCCAGGACGCCCGCAACAAGCTCTCCGAGGTCGCAGCCAAGCGCTCCGCCGCTGAACTGTCAGCCAACAAGCAACTGACCGACACGGTGCTGGAGCAGGCCCGGGTCTACCGCGAGTTCGACCTGGCGACCACCGCCGTCGCGCGCCAGAACCAACTGGCCAACGAGCAGGCCCAGTTCCAGATCGATTTGCTCGGCCAAAGCACGCTGGAGGTCGCCAAGCTCACAGAACAAAAACGTCTGCAACTGGCCTTGGAAGATCGCCTGTACCAGATGCGCGGCAAGAACCTGCCCCAGGCCGAGATGGACCGGGCGATTCTGGACACTGAGGAGCAGAAAAAAACTGCCCTGGCCCTGATCGAGGAGAGCTACCGGCGTCAGCGCACCGTGGCCTTCGGCGCCAGCGAGGCCTTCCGCAAATACGCCGAGGATGCGGCCAATGTCGGCGCGCAGGTCGAAGGCGCCATGACCAGTGCCATCAAGGGCATGGAGGATGCGTTGGTCGGTTTCGTCACCACCGGCAAACTCAACTTCAAGAGCCTGGCCAATTCCATCATTGCCGACATCGCCCGCATCCTGATCCAGCAGAACATCACCGGACCGCTGGCGCAGATGATCCAGGGCAGCATTTCGGGCGGCGGCGCTGGGTCAGGTGGGTTGGGTGGCCTGATCGGCTCCTTCCTCGGTGGCCTGTTCGGCAAAGCTGGTGGCGGACCGGTGGAAGCCGGAGGCATGTACCGCGTCAACGAGCTCGGCCCCGAACTTCTGACCGTGGGTGGTGCGCAGTACCTGATGATGGGAAGCGAAGCCGGCTCCATCACGCCCAATGGCGGTTCGGGTGGCGGCAGTGGTGCGTCTGGTGGTGGCAACACCATCATCAACAATTTCACGGTTGGGGACGTCGCCAGCATGGCGCAGGTGAAGGCGGCGGTTGCGGCCAGTCAGCGCCAGGTGTTTGCAGCCAGCCAGCGCTCCATGAGTTACGGCGGGGCCCTGGCATGAGTGCGGTCACGCTGCCGGTGCCATTTGCACCAAACAGTTGCTCCCTCAAATTGTCGGTGAACCAGCGCGTGAACGCGTCCCCGTTTGGCGGCAGCGAGCAGGCTGTGGACCTGCTCAACGATCGCTGGCTGATGTCGCTCGAACTCCCTGCGGGCTACAGCGCCCAGGGCGCGGCCATCGAGGCATTTATCAATGCGATGCGGGGCCAATCCAACTGGGTCGCACTGTACCACTTCGCACGCCAGGTGCCACGCGGCACGATGCGCGGGTCGCTCACCATGTCGAGTGCTGCTGCGCAAGGCGCGTCGGCACTTGTCGTGACCGGCGGTGCCGGGCAGGCCAGCACGACTCTGTTGGCCGGAGACCTGATCGGTGTCAGCGGCCTGCTGTTCATGGTCGCATCCGACTGTGTCGCCAATGGCAGCGGCGTCATCACCGTGCCGATCGTGAACCGCCTGCGCGTGGCCTTGGGCTCCGGTCTGACTGTCACCTGGTACCGGCCCACGGCATTGTTCCGGCTGGTCTCCACTCCGGTGGTCGAGTACGCGCCGGGCCTGTCCTCGGGCGTTTCCTTTGATTTCGCGGAATACATCCCCTGATCTCTCGATCATGAAGTCGTATTCGTCCGCAACGCTGGCGGCGCTCGCCAGCGGCCATGTTGCGATCGTGCGCCTGGTGCACATGGCCTTCTCCAGCGGCGTCGTGGCCCTGAACGTGAGCAATTGGGACCTGGTGTGGCTGGGTGTCACCTACAAGG